GCATTCGTCCTGGCGGCTTCTGGCGCGAGGGCATGAAGTGCCACGCGCTGCAGGCCATCACGCACGACGGCGCGCTCTGGATCGCGAAGCGCGACACCGCGTCGAAGCCGTGCCTGGAGAACGCAGACGACTGGCAGCTCGCCGCGCGCAAGGGCCGCGACGGTCGCGACGGGAAGGACGGCAAGGCACCTCCCGGTCCGGTGAAGCTGGGAGGCGGCGATGGAGCTTGAGCTCGTCACGATCGAGCAGGCCCGCGCGCATCTGCGCCTGGACACGACGGACAGCAGCGGCGGCCCTGATGACGACTGGCTGGCCGTCTTCATCCCGGCGATCAGCGAGGCCGTCGCGAGCTGGGTGAAGGAACCGGCGCGGCTGTACGTGCCGGAGGTCGATTCTTCCGACGAGGTCGTGGTCGATTCCTCCGGCGAGCCGATTCCAGCGGAGCCGCTGGTGCCGCGCGCCGTGGTGCGCGCCGCGGTGCTGCTGGAGCTGGCCAGCGTCTACCGCTATCGAGAAGGCGAGGGCACGGACAACGTCGTCACGCCTGACGCTGGCCACGGCTACGTGTTGAACAAGGCGAGTACGGCGCTCCTGACGCCGCTTCGCCGGCCGACGGTGCGCTGATGCGATTCCTTTGCCGGTTAGGACTGCACCGCTGGGTGCCGAAATGGACCTATCACGGGTCCGGCTACTGGAGCCACGCCAATTGGAACGGCCGGGACTTCGAATGCACGCGCTGTGGAGATGAAAAGTCATGTCCGCGGTAGCGACGGGGAAGCTGTGCCATTGGGTGCAACTGCAGAGGCCCGAGACTGCGCAGGACCCCGATACCGGCGAGATGATCATGGTCTGGGCCGATGTGGCATCGGTCTGGGCAGAGATCGTTCCGATGTCGGCGCGAGAGTTCATCGCTGCATCCGCCGAACAGTCTGAAGTCCGCGGCAGGATGGTGATCCGCTATCGAGACGACGTGGACGCGACGATGCGCGTGCTGTACCGAGGTAGGTATTACGCGATCTTCGGAGCTATGCCGGACGACGTATCCGGCCGCGAGCATCTGACCTTGATGACCGGCGAAGGTGTGAGGCTAGACCAATGACAGAAAACGAAGATCAGGGCTTCTCGGAATTCGCGCGCGCTCTCGAACAACTGAGAGCCAAAGCCGCTGTAACCGCGATGATCCTGCGGATGCAGTTGGAGCAGGAATTGGAAGATCTGCGCAGCGAGATAGAGAAGACAGCGCGCAAGATCGAGCGCGAGTTCGAGAAGGAGATTAGGGGCCGCTGATCTCGGTGCCGTCCACGATGTACCGCACCTGTACGTTCATGGCTTCGCAGAGCTTGCGAATGGTGTCAGCACGCAGGTCACGCTTCCCAGTCTCATATTCGGCGATGGCCGTCGGCGAAACGCCGGCAGCAGAGGCGAGCTGAGCCTGGGTGACCCCACGAAGGGAGCGGATCGCGCGGAGTTTTGAGCCGGTGAGCATGGCGCTCATTGTCGCATTCCTGAACGGGATCGGGCGGAGGTGACCCGAAAACGATAGTATCGAACCCGTAAAAGTGTTGACAACACCCGAAAACGGTAGCAGGATGGCTCTGCGGCTGGGCTTCAGCCCCCGCCAACTCAACGCAGAGGAATCAATCAAGATGGCTACCAGTACGGTTGTGCAGATCAAGGCCCCGAACCTTCAGACCGCGACGTTCCGGATCATCGGCACGGCGCCGCTGGTCCAGGCGAAGTTCAGCCAGAAGGCGAAGGAACAGATGATGTCGACGCAGGCGGCCGGACAGACCGCGAAGAGCAAGAAGGTCCGCGAGCCCAAGGACTTCGATGCGGTGTGCGATCAGTCCGTGCACTACTCGCGCGAAGGGTGGGTCGGCATCCCTGCCGGCGCGTTCCGCGCTGCGATGATCTCGGCCTGTCGATTGGTCGGGTTCAAGATGACGCTGGCGAAGCTTTCGCTGTTCGTGGAAGCGGACGGGTTCGATCGCGACGAGGGCACGCCGCTGGTAAAGCTGATCGCCGACAACTACCGCCGCGTGGACATGCATGTCCGCAATGCGACCGGCGTCGTGGACATTCGTAGCCGTCCCATGTGGGACGAATGGCAGGCAGACGTGCGGGTGAAGTTCGATGGCGACCAGTTCACGCTGACCGACGTGTCGAACCTGCTGTCGCGCGTTGGCGCGCAGGTCGGCCTGTGCGAGGGTCGCCCCGACAGCAAGAGCAGCGCTGGCATGGGCTGGGGCACGTTCCGACTGGCGAATGAAGGCGAAGCGAGGGAAGCGGCATGAGCGGCCCCGGATTCGCGCCTTTGTCGCCGGCGACCCCGGCTCGTAGGACTCCGGCAGATCACGAAGCGATTCGTGCCGAGCTTGAGCGCTTGCAGTCGAATGGGGTGATCCGTCCGGCCGATGTTGTGGAAGCGGCGAGGGAAGAGGCCTCACCTCTCCACGGCCTGTTCAACTGGGACGACACCGAAGCCGCGCACCAGTACCGGCTTCTCCAGGCACGCAAGGTCCTGCAGGTGTATGTGACGGTGGAGGAGGCTGGCGGCACGAATGTGCGCGCCTTCGTCTCGCTGACGCAGGATCGAACGAAGGAGGGCGGCGGTTATCGTTCGATGGTCGATGTTCTGAGCGATGACGCCCTCCGCGCGCAGTTGCTTCAGGACGCCTTCGTCAATCTGAAGAACCTCCGGAAGAAGTATCAGAACCTTCAGCAACTGGCGAAGGTGTGGGCTGCGGTCGACGAGGCCGAAGCTCAAGAAAGGCAAGCTGACGCGGCTTGATAGTGTTGGGCGCGGCAGGTGGCGCATGCCGGGATGTGACCGGATGGTGCGGGGTACGGTTTGGCGCGGCAGGCAAGACACGGCGTCGATTGCAGTGATCGGGCGCGAATAGGCGACGCAGGCAAGGCAACGAACGACATCGTGAGTTGCGGCGAGTTAAGACAATGCATTGCAGGTGAGTCAAGAAAACGCATGCCACGAACAGGCTATATCGGGAAGGGCAGGCATGACGTGTACCGGCATGACACGCTAAGGCGAGGCGTGAACTAGACCAGTAAGGCGAGGCAGGCAAGAAGCGGTAGCGCGCGCCATGGTGGGGTATGACATGGCCTGGCGATGCAACGCAGGCATGACGACGTGCGGAATGAAGAGATGAGCTTGGGACTGTTGAGGCAAGGATGAGCAGGCGTGGCGTGGATAGTTGCGGTGTGCTGTGTACGGCTCAGGCGTAGCTCGGCAGGCGTGATGTGGTTGCGTGGTGCTAGTTGTCGAAGGCTGGGAACGGTAACGCAGGCGAGGAATGGTCGTGCGGGATACCGACAGGCTTGAATTGGCGGAGCCCGGAAAGGTGTGGTGCTTATTGGCCCCTGGCCCTTCTGCGAGCGCAGAGCTCGCAGCGAGAGTCAGGGGCCTTCCGTTGGGGGCAGTCGGATGCGCTTTTGAGTTGGCGCCGTGGGCTGACTTCATCGCAGCGTCGGACGCGGCTTGGTGGCGTAGCTATCCGGCCGCCCGTGCATCGCCAGCGAAGAAATTCTGCATGGGCACCGCAGCGGAGATTGAGCGTGTGCGGATCGATCAGCTGGGTTCTGTTGTGAACTCGGGAGTTCTCGCATTGGAATGCGCGGTACGCGCAGGCGCAACACGAATCCTGCTGCTGGGGTTCGACATGAAGGGCAGCCATTTTTTCGGCGCCTACACGAACGGCCTGCGCAACACGCAGCCGCACCAGCGCGCACAGCACGTCCGGCAGTACGAAGCCTGGGCGCGAATGCGCCGCGCGGTGGAGGTGATCAACTGCACGCCGGGCTCTGCCCTGACGTGCTTTCCCAAGGTGGAATTGGATGCGTGCCTGGCTGAACCTGCGGCACTCCGTGCCTGAGCGCCGCGCGGCCTTTGAGGCTGGCTTTCGGCGGCTCGGCTACGACGTGGCCAACGGCGCAACGATGTCGCCGGGGGACGGCGACGTCCTGCTGACGTGGAATCGGATCAACATCGGGAACGCAGCGGCGCAGATCTTCGAAGCGCGCGGCCTGCCGGTGCTGGTGGTCGAGAACTCAAGCTGGGGGAACGACTTCGCCGGCGCGCGGTGGCTGACGGTTGCGCGCGGTCGCCACAACACGGCGGACCGGTTCCCGGTCGGTGGTGATGATCGGTGGGACCGGCTCGGCGTTGATCTGGCGCCGTGGCGCGATCGCGGCGAGACGGTGATTCTCGCGCAGCGCTCGATTGGCGCGCCGCCGGTGGCGATGCCGCGCGGGTGGCCGGAGCGGATGCGGAACGCCATCGGCGCGCGCGTGCGCGTGCACCCGGGGCAGAGCGCGGCGATGCCACTGGAACAGGATCTGGAGCGCGCAGGGAAGGTCATCACATGGGGCAGCGGCGCGGCGATCAAGGCGCTGTTGTGGGGCATCCGAGTTGAATCGCACATGCCGGGCTGGATCGGCGAGCAGGACAACACCGACGCCGGCCGCCTGGCGATGTTCCGCCGGCTTGCCTGGGCGCAGTGGGAGCTTGGCGAGATCGCTGGTGGTGAACCGTTCCGGAGGCTGCTGTCGTGAAGCTGCTGGTCACCGGGAAGGGAGGCGGTGCCGGCAGCTGGATCGTGCGAGGCGAACAGCTGGGCGCGGCCATCGGTGCGAAGGTAAAGCCGATGGCGGCGCGCGATGACATGCGCGAATGCGATTTGGCGCTGGTGGTGAAGCGCACGCCGCCGTCGGTTCTGCACGCATTGCGCGCGGAGCGTCGGCGATGGGTGCTGGATGTGGTCGACTTCTACCCGCAGCCCGCGAGCTCGGGATGGAGTCGCGACGAGGCGGTGCGCTGGGTGCGCGCTCGCATCGGTGAGCTGCAGCCCTCCGCCGTGATCTGGCCGAACCGGCAGATGGCGGTGGACTGCGCGGTCGATTTGCCGTCGATCGTGCTCTACCACCACCACCGGCCAGGAATCGCGCTGAACCCGATCCGTGATCGCGTGCGTGCGGTGGGGTACGAGGGGCGGCCGGCATACCTGGCGCAGTGGGCGTCGCCGCTGGAGCGCGAATGCGCGCGGCGCGGTTGGCGCTTCGTGGTCAACCCGACGCAGCTTGCCGATCTCGACATCGTCGTGGCGGCGCGCGGGGGTGCTTGGGACGGCTATGTGCCGTCGCACTGGAAGTCGAACGTGAAGCTCGCCAACGCGCACGGCAGCGGGACGCCGTTCGTGGGGCAGCTCGAGCGCGGATACGTGGAGACGGCGAGCGGTGCCGAGCGATGGATATCGGAGCCGAAGCACCTGCGCGCGATCTTCGATGGGCTGGAGAGCCGCAGCACGCGCGCGGCCGTGCAGGAGCGGTTCCTCGCATCGGCGTATCCCG